TTCTTCGTCGTCACGCAATTTTGTAACGGCGTCACGCAAAGATACTGGATCATCTTCAGACCCAAAAACAACGGTGCTTTCGTCGTCAAGAAGACGAAACTTCTCCTTCATCAACTTGTAAAGATGCGAAGGGCGACGACACTCAGCCTTTGATAGCTCGTCTGTCACAAAACGCTCAAGCTTGCTTTCACGACGCTTCTCACGCTCTTGATTGCGCTCGTTTTCAAGCTGCTCGTTTGTTTTGCGCAGATCAGTCAGCTCTTTGCGCAATGATGCAAACTGCGCCTTCATCGCTTCGTTCATTGCATCGGCAGGCGTTTGGCCCTGAGCCGTCTGCTGCGATTGAACCTGGGGCTCAGGCTGGTTGTCATCGCTGTCTTCTCTCTTGCGAAGCCCTGCAATGCGCTCAGCGATTGCATCTTCATCAAGGTCGTCACTCAGCTCAATGCCAGCAACTTTCAAAAAGCTGTCAACCGTCTTCTTCTTTTTGAGATCCTTAAGAAGTCCTTGATTTGTTGCTTTCAGCTTTGTGCTTTCACTTTCAAGGCTCTCAGTGCGCTTTTCCAGCGCTTGAATAGCAGCAAGCGCCTCTTCAAGGGTTTCAGGTACTTGGGCGGGCATGTAAAGACATGAGTTGGCTCGTTAAATAGTAGCACCATCAGCTTCGTCTAGCTCAACAGAAGCCTCCATGATCTCAAGATCACGGCCCTCGCTCGCAGGGGACGTGTTATCGACTGGCACTTGCCCGCGATTTGTCATCTGCGCCCTACCCGCAAGCCCTAGCTCACGTGCAGTCTCGGTTCCATCAAGATCCATGTCACTCAAGAGTTGCTTCACGCTGAAGTCAGGCAACCCTTCAAACATCTCGCCCGCCTCCAGCATCCGCAGGAACATTTCAATGGTGATTGCGTTGCTGTCCTTGAACAGTGAACTGAGCGCCATCACTTGCTGAGAGTGCAGCTTGACAGGAATGAAGTTCTTGCTAATGGTCACGCGCACCTCGGGGATACTGCGATAGGCGGCGGCATAAAGCAGTGCTCGATTCAACGCATCCTCAAGCCCCTGCACAAGCACAGCAAGCTGCGAATCGCTCTGAGAGCGGTCTAGGAGCTTCGCAAAGCCGCTTTCCGCCTGTGTCTTGCCCGTTGTCATGGCAACAGCGGCAAGGCGCTCCATGGCCTGCTCAATGCGCTTCAGGTTCTCCAGCGTGACCGATGCGCCCTCCATCGAAGCGCTCATCAAGTCGAACTTGGCGTCAGGGTTCTGCGAGAACAGGGCACGACCGGCGCCGGCTTTGATCTCATCGTCAGGGCGAACACCCGTACCCGTCAGGATCGGCGAGGAAGTGAGGTGGATCGTCTCTGCAAGATCAGCAGAGATGCTCCAATGATTCAAATTAAGACGTGCGATGTCAAAAAGCAAAGGGCGGGCGCGGAAAAATGCTTCTTTTTTGCCACCAAAAACGGGCACAAATGGGATAAATGGAATTGAAAGATAAGTTGTCTCTTCAAGCAGGTACTTATCTACATTGCCCGGCTCGTTTTTCTTTGTGTAAAGGCGGCAACGAACACGCTGCTGAGGAACTGCAGGTTCAGGCTCATCAGAAAGCTCAGAAACGCTATTATCTGCAAGATTCGCAATGTCATAAACGCGCACAGCAGGAATGACTTCTTCAAAGAATTCGTTCTGCTCGCTTTGACGACGCACTTCTGTCTTGACGCGCAAATAAGTAGGAAACGCGCCAAATACATTCTGCGCCCCTATGTCTGCATTGAATACGTCGTAGCGACATTCAAGCACCTGCTCCATGCGCATTAGTACAAGGTAGGGGCGCGGATTAAGACGACGTTCTTCTGCGGCACTCAGATTCTCTGGAAGCTTGGGATACTCAACCCAAATTCCAGAAACACCCCCATCGAGTGCTTCTGTAAAAGCTTCCTTGGCAAAAGAAAGAATAGAATGCCCTTCAAGATCTACATCTTCAAAGAAATTGCCCCACTCAGATGCAATGGTTTCAGGAATACCAACGCCTTTTCGTAGCGCCGTTCCACAGACGAGATCACGAAGATGGCAGTAATAGTTCTGGAAACTGCTTTGCGAACGTGTCTTGCGTACTTGGTAGCTTTTGTCTTCTTCTAGGTAGTCCTGGGGAAGATATTCGTCGGACGCTTCAAAAAGATAGAACTCGGGCAACGTGCAAAAACGAATCGGCGCAAGACGTGAAAACTGCTCAGCTTGCTCTAACGAGTAAGCATCAACGCCCGATACCTCTTCAAATGACTGCTCGTACTCGGGGTAACGACGCTCAAAAGGCAATACGAGGTTGTCAGCCGCTGGTACTAGAGAATTCGGAACGATAGCCACTGCTTTTGCGCCTGCAATACAAGCAGTGTAGCTCTATCGCGTTCAACGCCAACGCTGCCCACGATTCATTCCGATACCAGGTCGCGGCATAGACTGCCAGGTCAAATAACGCAAAGCATCACCAAAGTGAGAGAAATCTCTTGCTCCTCCTTTGGCGGGCTTCATAGAACCGTCATACGCCCATGATTCCATCATTTCAATAACATCATGACAGGTTGATGGATTGACAAGAATTTGATTACGATGCAAGCAATTGTTTACATGGGCAACTGTTTCAGATATGGGCGGATTCCTGCGCTCTGCAATAACCTTACACCCAGCCTCGCGCAAAATATCATGGTCGCTCATTGTTGAAGACGTACTTGCGTGAGAGCCTGAGCTGTCTGGATAAACGACAACCATGCCCTTTGCAAGTTGCACAGGGAAGCGCCTTTTGATGTGCTCAGCTAAAGCAAATGTATCCCGGCAGAGGTACTCTTCAAAAACGTGCAGCTGCTGACCCTGTTGTGAGTCACGCATTACTGCATAAATGCTAGAGCTTTTGCCAACGTTAAAGTCACAGCCAATAAGCACTGGCTCATTGACTTCAGCGTGAAAAACACTGGTTACATGTTTATCTCGCATGTACTCAGAGAATACGGTTGCGGTTTCAAGATTGACAAACATGCCACGGATGTACGCCTCAGCAAGATGAGGCGGGTAGTTAGCAAGTAGATCTTTGACGTAGTTTTCATCAAGGTAGGGATTCTGTCTAGTATCTGCTCTATAAATAGCCTTATCGTCTGTTTTGTTTTTCTCAAAAAAGTTCCAAACAAACTTTCTGCCTTCGGGTGTTGACGCAAAGCAAATCTGAGGACACTTGCCAACGCGAACGCGACCCTGCAGTTTTATGAGTGCCGCTTCGGCAACTTCCTGCTTCACCGTGTCCGCCTCGTCAATTACGAGCGATGCAGCGTTAATACCCACAAGGCGCTCAACATTCATCAGTGGGCGCAAAAGTATAGTTGTGTCGCCCTTCGGAAGATGCAGCGTAAAACTTGGTTGCGGCGAAATACGCATTGTATTTGGTATGTCATACTTATCAAGCAGCTTTGTCCAGGTTGGAATTGCAATATCGTTTAACATAACATAAGTGGGCTCAAGGTAAATATGAAACTCACCCTGACTGCGAAACGCTAAAAGTATTGCCTTCGCCACGGAACTATATGATTTCCCTGAGCCCAGCCCACCCACATAAAGCAAGTATCGCTGCTCCCAGTTACATACAAACTCGCGTTGATGTGGCAACAGGTCAGCAAGTATCTTCGTCTCGATCAGATTGGTGTCAAGACGTGAATTTGTCCTAGCGCGTATTCGCTTGAGGGCAGAATTCGCTTCAAACAGCCCCAGCGACTGCAGCGCTGCTCGATCTGCATAACGGCTGCTGCGTGCTCTAGCTGGCATGTTTTCACCTTGATCTACAAAAGATAGCAGAGCTTCACTCTGTTGCTTCTTTTAACTCTTGTTGCATGTATTGCAGGAGGGCTTGATCAGCGGCGGTGAAAGCAGAAGGAGGCTTGAGTTGAAGTTCTAGGATGCGAAGCTTGAGCTGACGTGCGTAGAGATCATTGATCTTAGCTTGCACTTCGGCAGACTTGGCATAGCGCGTCTCGACTGTTACAACGGCGGTAACGAGAGTAACTAGCAACGCAGTCGCTGCCGCAGCAATTTCAAAATGACGAATGTTCATTTTGCTTGCTTGTATTTGCCACCACGTCTTTTGTATTCTTGCGCCAACCAGTAGTTTGCGTAGCGACTTGGATAGACCTTGAACTTGCGCTTCGCCGCTGCTTTTACGCGGGCGTAGAGGGCCTTG